TATCTAGCGACGAAGTCGCAGGGTCTAATGCTCGTCAGGTTACCGTTGCCGATATGCTAGCGTACGACATGCTGATACATACATACTTATAGCGTATGACCCAGTGGCTAGTAACATGGGAGTAAACAAAACCATCAGTTTGGACGCACAAACTGCGCTGATCGCAGAAAGAATGCCTAATTTTAGTGGATTCGTACGAGATCAGTTGTTAAAATATGCGAGAACGACAAGAAAACAGATAGAAGTGCATCATACTGTGGCTCCAAAGGCTAGGGTATGGGGTCCAAATAAGGATAAATGCAATCCAAAGCACAAGAACGGATCCTGTGTGCTATGTTGGGGGGATCTTTGATGGCTATTCAGAACAGTTTTCTGTGCGAATGCGGTAATGTGATCGGGCGAATGATGACTCACGAGTCATGGTTGCCTTGGAATGCTGAGAAAGGAAACCCGATCCACACTGGAATTCAGTGCGGTAAGTGTGGTCAAAACTTTACTTGGGTCAAACCCAAGGACGGTGCCTATGTAAATGTCAAGAAATGTTGTACGGCTTTCATGTGCGACTCAGAGGACGGATGCAAATGAATAAGGATGTGCTTATTTCCATCATGGAACACATTGATGCGGCATGTGAAGACTTAGACAATTGGTTAACTTGTATGAAGAATGATCCATATTACGCCCCACCATCAGCATTTATGGAGAATACTTGGGCTCGGCTATCTACTGCTTGGGACCTTTTTGCTTTTTTATGTCCCGACGAAGAGATTGAATCTCTCGTAGAATCTTATTCAAAAGTACGGACCACGGATGAGAGTCCATAGGATCACTTCATTTTCTTCATCAGACGGTGAGCCATTTTCATGATATCGCCTTGTGTTTTGCCTTTGCGAAGTTTTCCGTTCTTCAATCGTAGTTTTTGATTTGCTTGTTGAAGGGCTTTCTTGAGTTTGGGATTTCTTTTGCGCTTCCTAGGCTTGGGTGTGTCACGAGCGGCGAGCGTAGCACCTTCGGATTCTCGTTCACTGCTAATCATGCGACGAAGCGCTTCGTATTCTTCAAGTGTCAATCTTACTTCGGCCATGTTATCTCTTCCTTGTTATTGTTGCGAGTTGTATTCCTGCGGCTACGGCGGCGGCTTTGTCGGCGTAACGACGATTGAACAACCTGTTGATTGGGTTCAAAGCGATCTTTAATGCGGCATTGATAAGTTTCTGATCTCCTGATCGTGAACATCCACTTGGATCAGATGCGCAATCCTGATCGTGTGATCGGCATGCGCAATCTAATGCGTCGTCGCATGGAGCAGTGAAATCAACACCGCTAGCATTAGCAGGTTGTACCTTACCTTGCGTCCAATTAGGACCACACCATTGGCCGTGTATTCGCACCATCGTGCGACCTCAGTTGGATAGCACTTCTGATTGGACAAGGGCAGCATATTGTGCAGACGATGCTTTTGCACGAGCGCAATACATCTTACCGGAAACACCCTTTGCGTTAGCGTTTCCTGCTCCCAAAATTTGAACAAAGAAATCATTTGTCGCAATTATGCCTATATGACTTAGTTGAGACGGAGGAGTTTCCATTGAGTTCTTTTGGAAGGGTACACCACTGTCTACGAAACCTGCGGCTTGGATCCGGTTCTGTGCAGCCGCAAGGCATGCGGACTGGGAAAGGTTGCTGAGAGCAGTCTGTGAGGTCGTGGTCAAAGTAGAGGTAACAGTTGTGTTGGTTCCTGCGATCGCATCAGGAGCCCCTACATCGAGATCGATGGCGTATATGACCATTACTTCATTGTCTAATGGGTTTAACTGGAGGTCGATCTGCCCCTGAGTAAATGTGTTAGCACCGGTCTCGGTGACACTAAATCCAATTGCGATCATGCTGCTTGTCAAAGTAAGTCCTTTGGTCATAACTAAGGCCACAGGTAGGAAGTTAATAACATTTGCACGTGATTCTATTAACAAGCACTGGATTCTTATCTAGCGACGAAGTCGCAGGGTCTAATGCTCGTCAGGTTACCGTTGCCGATATGCTAGCGTACGACATGCTGATACATACATACTTATAGCGTATGACCCAGTGGCTAGTAACATGGGAGTAAACAAAACCATCAGTTTGGA